TTTGGGTTGAGTGAGCGAAGAAGCAATCTCAAAGCCCTATACGACTATTACAACGGAGAAGTAGACGAAGCTGATTACAGATACGTAATTAAACCATACGGTAAGACTAGAGAGAACTTCCCATCAAAGCTTAGAAACTACCCAATTATCAAGCCCATCATTGACTTGCTTCTGGGGGAAAAGTCTAAGCGCCCGCTGAATTACACTGTAACTGTAAAGAACGCAGACTCTGTAAGCCTTAAAGAAGAAGCTAAGAAGCAGCAATTGTTGAAGACAGTAGAAGCCATGTTTCTTAGAGAGATTGCAGAACCTAAAGACCTGCAGACTCAACAGATCCAGGAACAGCAACCAATGCTCCCCCCACAAATTATGGAGCAATTCGAACGTACTTATGTAGACGATAGAGCTATCAAAGGACAGGCAGCTGTAAACTACATTATGTATGAGCAAGAGGTTTACGATAAGTTTCAAAAGCAGTTCTTCCACTTCCTTGTGTCTGGGGAAACATACTCCCACAAAGGTGTGCGCCGCTCAGAGCCCTTCTATGATGTTATCAACCCCATTGATGTAGACTTTGATAAAGACCCAGATGTAGAGTTTGTCGAAGACGGAGATTGGGCTATAATCAGACGATACGCTCACGCATCTACAGTTATTGATCAGTATGGGGAGTATCTTACAGAAGAGCAGTGCCTAGAATTAGAAGACCCTAAGCACCAGTCTGTAGATACATACCTGCTCTACCGATCAGAAGCTACAGGTGCAGATGATAACATCTATCGCAACAGATTAGTAGAAGTAGTAACTGTATACTGGAAGTCTCGTAAACGAATTGGATTTGTTGCCTACCCCGACCCACAGACTGGGATGATTGAGGAATTTGAGGTAGACGAATCTTATCGTATGCCCGCAGAGATGAAAGAAGCAGGAGCGAAGATCAACTGGGAATGGGTAAACGAAGTATGGGAGGGAACCAAGATTGATGGTAGATTCTACGTCAAGACTAGCCCAATTGCTAATCAGAGAACATCTATAGACAACCCTTCTGTATGTAAGCTCCCAATCAACGGGTTCAAATACTCAGACATTAACTCCAATAATATCTCGTTGGTTAGTTTGGGTATCCCGTTTCAGATTAATTACAACATATTCAAGTACCGCATGGAGCTTGCGATCGCACGATCAAAAGACATTATTGCGCAGTTTGATATTAACATGATCCCAAAGAAGTGGGATCTAGATAAGTTTATGTACTACGTAGAAGGTACAGGTATTGCATGGGTTGACTACAACAAAGAAGGAATACAACTATCTCCGCAACATCAGTCAGTACTTGACATGTCTATCAAGACAATAGAACAATATGTTCTGCTACTTGAAACCACAATGCAAGAGTGGGAGAAGATATCTGGGGTAAATAGACAACGTCAGGGCACAATCGGAGCATATGAAGGCAAAGGAGCTTCACAGCAAGCTATTGTTCAGTCATCTCATATTACCGAAGACTTATTCCGCAAGTTCTCACGCTTTGAACAACGAGAGCTACAAGGGATGCTTGATTATTCTAAAGAAGCTTGGATATCTGGGAAGAAAGGCATGTATGTAATGCCTGATACCACTACCCAGTTTATTGACCTAGACTCCCTAGGACATATGGAGACAGAGTACGGAATCTTTGTATCGGACGCAGGTAGAGACCAAGAGAATATCAGACAAGCTAAGGAATTGTCACAGGCTATGATACAGAACGGGATGCCAGCATCTGCAGTCCTGGATCTCATGGACACGGAGAACTTCAGCGGCATTAAAGAGAAGCTTAGAAAAGCAGAAGCTGCACAAGCAGAACTTGAAGCTGCACAGCAACAAGCTCAACAGCAAATGCAACAACAGCAGATGCAAATGGAGCAAACTAAGATGCAGCAAGAAGCTCAAGAAAAAGATAGAGACCGACAGAAGGATATCGAGATTGCCCTCATCAATGCTGAAGCTAAAGACCAAACTAACCGTCTAGACATAGACTTGCAAAAACTAGTTCAGGACTACGACATCAAGCTGAAAGAGATTGACTTGAAGCGTGAGGCATTAGATAAAGAAGGGGATACTGAACCTAACGGTGAGTAATGAATAACGCTACTAGACGGCAGTTATTACAACGACATAGGCAGTCTGGATTCCCAGGCTCAATACTTGACGTATATAAAGCGTACGATCAAGGAATAGATCTTATTGGGCAGTTCGAGCAACAGAATAATATAGGGATTGCTAATACACCAGAGCAACAACAGCAAGGACTGAGACCTGCACACCAGGCTGGGGACATTAATCAAAGTATGGTATTCCCAGATGTCCCTCCCAATACCCCATTTAATACCATGGGGATGAAAGCCCCAATTAACATTCAGAAGTTTGACGAACAAGGGCACTTAGTTAAGTCATACGAGAATGTACCACCTGGTGTACAAAGTCTCCCAACAGGACCACAACGCGGGACAGTAATTGAAACCCCAGCTAATATGCAAAGTGGGGGTACTTATTACCCAACAGCAGAATCAACATCTGTTTCAACCCCCGACCCAATGATGTTGCAAAGGCTTGCGGATTCGCAAGACGCAATAGATTTGAGAGAGCTAGAGAAGAGGCAAGCTTTTGAGGGGCCATTAGGCATGTACGAGGCTGACCCAGCAGGACTAACCAATGTAGACCCTGTATTTGAAATAGCTAGTACAATAGGACCAGGACTCGCTGCAAAGGCAGCTTCTAAGGTTTTAAGTCCAGTCGCTAAAGCAGCAGCATCGGCAATAAAACCAGCTGCTAGATCAACTGCAGGTCTTGCGGCCAAAATAGACGCAAGTGCTGCAGCTAAAAATATTACCGGACAAGGAGAACGAGTAGTTCAAGGTTTAGACGATCTTAGAATCCCAGCAACAGACGAAATTTCTTCATACCTAATTAATTCTCCTGCTGCTATCAGAGAAGGAGATGATTTAGTAAGGAGTCAATTTGCTTCAGGCACTCCTAACATGCAGCGCATTGAGGGCAATTTAAAAGAGCTTGGTAAAGACGAAGACTACATACAGAACTATATGAAGAATCTGGAGTATAACCGAGCAGATATTCCAGAAATACGATCCGCACCGCTTTTAGACCCCAGTGTATTTGGGGGATATCTACGAGGTACCCACCGAATAGAATACAACCCCTTGTCTGGAGCATACATGCACAACAATCCGGCCCGCAAACAACTAGCACTAGGCAAGACACCAATATTGGATGATCTTAAATCTACAGGATACCATGAGGGTTATCACTCCATTATGCAACAAAATCTTTTGGAGCCTTTTAGAGATAAAATTCAAAAGTCCCTAACAGAACCTATCCCATTAAAATACACGCTTTCACCTGAAAAGCAGTACTTAGCTACGCTTGATGAAACAAGCGCTATGACTGGGGAGCTGAGAAACTATTTCTCTACCCCGCGAGGAGGACTCCCTGCTATGGACTTATATAGCTCCAAAGGCATAGAAGATGCCTCTTCTCAAATCCTAAACAACCCAAGTCTTCAACGATCATTTACACAAGAGCTGTACAAACGTGGAACACCTGGAAGAGACATCACTAAAATATTACAGGGAAATAAAAACCAACAAGCTACTGAAAGTATGTTTAATTTATTCAAATATGTGCCAGCTGCGGCAGGAGTGGGATATGGAGTATCTCAAGGAGCAGAATACCAAAGAGGTGGGTACTTAAATAAAATAGCAACTAGGATAAATAGAAGAGCAACAGCTAAAGGTGCTGAGCCTGTAGGATACAGAAGAGTACTTCCCTATGCTAATCCTAGATTTATGAACTCTGGTCCTGTGTATCTCCCAATGTATAGAGGAGAACAGTTTGTTAGAGGATTGATGGGAGAACAACCAGTAAGACCCCCACAACCAGAATATGATGGTCCTAAAATTAAACGTGCAACAAGCATGACATTTGGGGCAGCACCTAGCAGGAAAATAGGCAAGAGGGTGAAGGGATGCGCACCTGGGACAGGGGGATATTGGTGCCAGTGATATATTATAAGGAGTATTGTAAAAAATAATTTTACATAAAACTATAGAATTAACTAAATAAATTTGTAAACATGCAACCAGACGACAAATTAAACATAGACTCTTTGACCCTAGACGATGTGCTGGGAGAAGGAGTTGACACAATCCAAGACGTCCAAGACGTTGAGGACATAGCCTCTCAAGAAGTTGAGGAGGTAGAAGAGATTGACAACGAAGTTGAAGTCGAAGAACCTGAGGTTGAAGAACAAGAAACCGAAGAAGAAATCGAAGAAGACGACGTTGAAGAAGTTGAAGAACCTAGAAGTGTAGCTTTTGAAGTGGCTAAGACCCTGGGCTTTGAGTTAGAAAATGACTACGAAGATTCCCTAGAAGGTATTACAAACTTTGTAAGAGACATTACGCAAAACGCTGCAGAAGAACAGATCGCAGGATTGTTTGAGCAGTTCCCGGAGGTTCAACAACATCTAGATTATGTACTAGCGGGAGGAGATTCCCGTGAGTTCTTTCAAAGGCAGGGCCAGCAAGTAGATTACAATTCTATTGAGATTGCTGAAGACAATGTAGGTATGCAGAGAGCAATACTTGCTCAGTTTTTGCAGAATAAAGGTCACGATGCAGAATTCATACAAGATACAATTGATACGTATGAAGATTCTGGGAGGCTGTTTAGTAATGCACAAAAAGCAAAGCAACACCTCATTAAGTTCCAAGAAGAAGAGCAACAACAGCTTATGGAACAACAACAGCAATTGTACCAACAGCAACAAGAACAACAACAACAGTTCTGGAATGAAGTAGCTGACACAATAGAATCAGGTAATGAATTTGCAGGGGTCCGTATCCCAGATAGAGAAAAATCAAACTTTTTTGATTACATATCTAATCCTGTAGGACAGAACGGAGAGACACAACGTGATCTCGACTATCAAGAAGCAGGAACAGATATCAAGCTCGCTATAGATTATATGCTGTATAGTGGGTTTGACCTTAACGGTATAATTGAAAAGAAGGCTAAGACTCAAGCTGCTCGGAATTTGAGAGAACGAATCGTATCGAATGAAGAGCGGGTTAAGTCCGCCCGAAAACAACAACGCAGCTCCAAGAACGTCGACTTTGACCAACTGGAT